AGCACGTTCGTAAAACTCATGTACTGCGTACCAGACCTCACCGTCAGGTTCTGTGTGTTTCATCAGTTGATAGTGCCAAGCCATTCTATTTCTCCTTCCATTTGTTCATTAGGATCGTCACGAATTGCTCAGTAGTATGATCCACAAGTCATATCAATGGTTTATGATCTACAGACCATTAAAGCGGCCCACGACACAGGGAATAGTTCAGACATCTTCTTGCTAATGTCATCTGCAACTAACCGTGTCTCTGCTTGTGTATCTGTAGCACAACGAAGTCGGCACATGTTAGCGAAGGCATCAAGGCTACCTGACCAGTACCACTCAGTCATTGTAGACTGTGGCAGTACCATACGTGCCTGCTCAGGACAAATACCTATGTCCAGTAAATATTGGTAATCCTCTTTAGCTGACTTTGCCATATTTCCAACTAAGTCAGCAGGTAACTTAACTGTCCCAGAACTACCTTGCTTCACGTTTTCTGCTCGTCCACGCCATACCTCTGGTACATAGAACTCTGGTTCATCATCAACGTACCGACGACTGATCTCATTCCAACGTAGGTATTGGTGTTTGACTAGTTGACGTGCTACGAAGATAGGAGCCTTGACGTGGAAGGATGAGAAGGCATGCCCGAAGGGTGATAGGTGCTTGTGCTTGGCTAGGTAGTTGATTAGCTTAGTGTCTCTGTCTGACAGTACGTTAGGGCCACCTACCCGTCCTTCAAAATGGCTGCTCTTACCGAAGCTAACCCGTGCTGCGTTGACAGTTGATAGGTCCGATCCGCAGTGGTCGATGTAAGTTGCTGTTATCTGGTTAGTCATTTAGGTTCCCCTTGTAGTTCTTTGAGCTCAGCCTTGTAACGTTCCACTCGTTCCCCGTAGTGACATAGCTCCTCACTAACGTAGGAGGGGCGACACCCATGACCATGCTCTTCGATCAGGCTGTCTACTCGTCCTTGGTTCAGTGCAATCATTCGGAGTAGTGAGTCGATCTGTGCTTGTGTTTCCTTAGTCATAGTAGTTCTCCTATCACTTCGTTTGCGTATACTTGCGGGCTATCCATGTGAACCTGTCGGACTGACTATCGGGTTTGGTAAGCACCTCCACCGTCTCACCTTCTTTTAAGTCGAAGGGCTTACCTTGAATGTTATGGCGGTCAATAGACGAGGCCAAGAACTCACCGTTCACGATATACATAGGTGCAGTCCAGAATTCTTGGATTGAGCTGCCTTGTACCTTCTCGATTGTTTCTACCTTGAGTAGCATGTTAGTTCTCCTTTAGAAGTTGTAGCCGAGGCCGACAGATACCGCAGTCTTACCGTTGAAGTCTGTAGTGATACCACCCACCAAGCGCCAGTCGTTATCAAGGTCGAAGCCTACCACGATAGAACCTTCAAGGCTACCGTAGTTAGAGTTAGATAGACCAAAGCCGATACCATCCCCGTATAAGGTTGCACTAGCTGCTGCAAAGGATAGTGAGCCTAGTGGTGCTACAGCATCCTTACCAGTGTCTCCCTTGTCTCCGTCAGCACCATCTACACCGTCACGACCAGCAGAACCGTCAGAGCCATTAGCCCCATCTGTGCCATTAATACCATCAACACCGTTAGTACCGTTGGTCCCGTCTTGTCCATCTGTTCCATCCGTTCCGTTTGTTCCATTAGCCCCTGTAAGGCCCTGTGCGCCGTCTTGTCCGTCATTACCTGATACCCCTTGCTCACCTTGTGGACCTTGCTCTCCTTGGGGCCCCTGAGGGCCTGTAGCGCCTGTGCCACCTACAAAGGCAGCGCAGCCATTCTTGATGATCTGTACGCCGCTTGTGTTTGTCTTAACTGGGCAAGTCTTAGGGCTTGCTGTTGCTGCTGTAGTCATTAGCAGGATGATTGCGGTTGTTGTGATGATGGTTTTCATGGTGTTATTCCTCTGGTGTTTGTTCAATGATGGCGTCGAAGACAGTGGCTACACTCTCCACGAAGTCGTTGTGCTTGTCTACTAGGTCATCCATGTCCTTGTCTAGCTCATACAGCTTATATGACTGATATGCTACGATAAGTAACGTGATGACTGGTAGAGCTGTGTCAAGTGTTATAAACATCTGTTAGGTCTCCTCTGTCTTTGGTGTTAGGGTTCTGATCCACTTGTCAATGTTCTCACTGATATCATCGCAGGGATCATCGACGGTGTCAATGGTATGTGACATTCGAAATACCCTCAATGTATCTTTGGAAGTCCTTGTCAGTTAGACCCTTGCTTACTGCGAAGCCTTGAAGGTCATCTATTCGAAGTAGGAGGAGACCAGCTAAGGAGATTGCTACATCAAGCTTATCACCTACCGACATATCATCGTCGGACATCTGATCCATAATCTCCTCAAGCTCCTCGTGGAATGATACTGGTGAATGTCTCATAGTAGTTACTCCTTCTGAGTAGGAGGTTGGCTAACTCTAAGTGTTACTTAAAGTATACTTAAAGTATAACCAATCTTCTAATTTATAGTCATTCTCTTATATGCCCTACGGCAAGTATAACAAACAGTTAGGCACCTTGTCAAGCTAAATCTTTATAGGTCTACATAGTAGGAGGTCACATGTTCTGTCACCTCTAGTTGGCCATCCAAGCCTTCATAGGCTTCTGAGACGACGACCAAGTCCCCTACGAGTGTGTTAGCTGAGGCCCACTCTTGGCCCTCGCTCATGTCATTAGTCGTCAAGGACTCGACCACATTCTTGTTTACTTTGATTTCGAAGATGTATGTGAAAGACATAGTGTTTCCTTTCCAAGGATTAATAATAAGACTTAGCTGAGTGTTCATCAGTATAATATCTCATATCTGAGTAGTCAAGCTTTAGCTCGTCAGCCAGCACGTCGATAGTCAAGCCGTAATCATATAGAAGCTCGGCTATCAGGCGTGGCCTGTCAAGGAGTAGAGCTGTAATGGCGTCTATGTCCTCCTCATTCACCTCATCAGAGGCATCTTGATAAGAGGACCGTAGAGCGTCGTCATACGTTATAGGCTGGGTATGGTCACGAGAAACCACCAAGGCGCTCCAGTCGGCCTTACAGAGCCTCTCAAGCAGTGTTTCAGCGTAGAGTATGTCCTGTGACTCCTTAGACGTGTGCTGATCGTAGTATCCGACACTGAGATTGCTACACTCAGGCACGATACCAGCATACTCCATGCTGTCTGTGTAGGTCCCTGTCGTGTCGGGTTTAAGCTGTGGCATCCCAAGGATATCCGCGAGGGATTCCGCAAAGTCGTCACTAGCTGTCCGCCTACCACCTTGGTGGGTGATGACACTGTTGGTGCCGAACCTATCGAAAGACAAGCATACTTGGATATTAGAGAGCCAAGCAGGGTTGTCCTCTACCAGTTTGGAGCTACCGACCCCACCGATTTCCTCGGCGGCATGGGCAATGTAGACACCTTCGATACCCGCTTCGATCATTCCTAAGAGTAACCAAAGGCCTGTAGTACAATCAGCACCCAAGCAACTACCCGTCATAGAAGTAACAAAGTTGTTCTCCACGGATAGGGTCTGAACACCCTCAGTGCGGTGGACAGTGTCGGTATGGGCAGTGAAGGCAATCGTTGGGTTGTTGCCTACACTCAAGATATAGTTACCATGTGCGTCAGGCTTACCGAATGTAGGTTCAAGGTAAGTCTCACAGAACCTACGTTCAGTCAGCGAGTAGGCTGGACGCATGGTTTGCAGTAGGTTTATCAGCGTGTGTCTTGTTACGTTACTCATGCTGCTTCCTCCTCTATGTTGTTGTTGTTAGTTGTTTCATCATCATCTTCCCCGAACTCACTAGGGAAATACGCAGGGTAGTCCTTCATGAGGTGGGTAGGGATAGCATAGTCACCACACTCAGAGTAAGTAACATCTTCTTCAACCCAATACTGGTCAAGGTCTTCACAGAATACAGCATCATCAATGTGAACGCAGATCTCGTAGCAGTTACCATTCCATGAGCTACGATTCAGAGCATAGACAGCATTCTCAGCTGGGATAACGTCACCACCCTCAGTGTAAGCGAAGTTCTCATTGAAGCAGTGCTCGCAAAGGCCACCATCGTCAGTATGGTATAGCTCATCCTCATGAACACTATCACCGCAGTGAGCACACATCTCACCATCACTAGCGTAACCATCAGTGGAGTCAAAGTCAAGGTCTCCACTGTGTGACAGAACGATATGGTCACCGCTAACGTTACCCCTGATGCATCCATCCATGTATGGGCCAACGGTGCGACCATTCGACTCTATGTTCAGAAGCTTGAGGCTATGCCACTCACCTAAGTCAGAGGACAGTTCTACCTTGTTATCCTGCAAGTAGGTGTCAAGCATGTCTAAGGATTGCTCACAGGCTCCGTAGATGGGTGCATGGTACGACTGGGTGTCTACCCTAGCTGAGAACACAACACGGGCCGCTATGTGGCCTTCCAGCGTCTCTAGCCAAGCAACCTTGAAGTCACCTGATGCATACACCTCAGCTGGTGACATGTTCTCACAACCATCATCTACTTTGGTGGTATGCATACATGAGGTAGCAAGAGACTTACGGTAGCTAGTTGTTGCTGGGTTGCGATACTTAGCACGAACACCACAGTATGCCCTGCGAAAGTCTTTACGCTCACCACCTACCTTGAGAACGAACTCACGAGGTGAACTCTCCTCGATCCATGCCTCAGCTAAAGCGGCAATCTCCTTATCGGACAGGTGGTTGAACATGTGCTTGAACGCACGTCCACCTTTCATTGTTGTACGGCGCTCACGCTTAGCGTCCTTGGCGTTAAGGTAGAGACTGATAGCTGAGCTACCCTCCACCTTTTCTGGCTTGAATATAGCTAGGGCACGATCGGCCTCACATAGACCATCATACTGGATACCAGCACCTGAATAGTTACCTTCCAAGAAGGAGACGAAAGGACGCCAAGGCTGAGAGTGAGAGGATGTCATAGCTGTTTGCAACAGGACAGCGGCCACCTCATCAATTGTGCCATACTTGGACGGCTTGATCCCACTTCTATCAAAGACTGAGCCAGCCATGTCGTATACATCACCAGCTGATGCATACTCACGCAGCCTTGGCTCAAAGAATAGGTGCGTATCCAAGAGGCCTTGGCCCGTATACACGATGTGCCTACCACACTGTGATATAGCCACGACTTCACACCAGTGCGCAGTAACTGAGCCGCGCTTCACTTGCAGGTAGTCACCCACCTTGATTGGTTCTCTAACGTTTTCCATCAGACTAACCCTTTCCTAAGTTAGTGTCTTGGTTTCCATTAACTACACAGGAACTCCAAGTCGCTGCGTAGCTCTGTCATAGTAGTCTCAACGTCTGTCCCGTCTAGATACTCCCCTTCAATCTCCATATCTACACCCCAACAATCGTCACCAAAGTCTAGGTATAGACGAAAGGCGAGGGCCTCAAAGTCAGTGATACCCTCGTATTCAAACAAGACTGCACCGCACTCCCCTTCAAACCATCCAGAAATATATGACATATCAGAGTTCCTCCATCAAGATTGTTTCAATATCATCCATGTCCTCGGACAAGGTGGGTGTGTCGGCTAGTTCTTCTAGGTAGTCCATCATGTTCTTAATCCTTTAGATGTTTGGTGATCGTTACCACCACCATAAGTTTAACACGTTGTCCATTCAAGATTACTTGTGACATAGTCCTTGCCTTAATCCTCAATATGATAGCAGAAGTTACCTGCACAAACGTTAGAGCCACCACCTTCGGCCCCATAAATGGCGACCGTGTTCACTAGGTAGCACGCGGCGATGATCGTGAGAGATAGTTTCTTAACCATTGCTTTCGTCCTTACATGTGAAGTATTTGTTTGTGGCTGGAACATACGTCCAGTTACCTATAGGCCCGTCAATTTCCACCATAGGCCCCACGCTCACTGTGTGACCGGTAGGGAAGCGGATATGGCAAGGTTGGCGTGTATCACCTGCCACCACTAGGACGGCCTCCTGCCCCTCCACAAAGCCGTATGGGACTACATGCTTGTCGAATTCCTTGAGGTCCATCATGTAAGAGACCTCCAGAACGCCTTCCCAGTTCCCGATGCATTGCACCACAGGCTTGATCTTTCCCATGGCACGCAAGGTGTCCACGTGTCGCAAGAACTTGGCGACGGTATGGACATTCCAATTGTCATCGATGGCAAACACCACCTTTTCAAGATATACTTCACCCATTGCTTTCGTCCTTGTATATGAGATAGGCCATCACGGCCGTTGATATGATAAGTAGGAGGGCAGCACCCATGGTATTACCCTTCCAAGCAGATTGTTGTTGGCGTATGTGACACCACCACCATAGTGGAGACACGAAGGAATGTGGAGAGGTTCTCACGAGTGATTGCACCCACGCTCTGTCCGTTCAAAATTACTTGTGTCATAGTAGTCACACCTTTCCTACGTGTTTCATGTAAGCACTCGATTGCACTCAATAAGGTGCCACCGATAGCGGCACCCATTAGAAAGCAATTACTTGGCAGCGGCTTGGATGGCAGCAATAAGGGCAGCGGATGTAACACCCTCTTTCTCCATGCGCTTCACAAGACCTTCGGCATACTTGACCAAGTCCAACTCCTTCACTTCAGTCTCACCCTTCACACGCTTTACCAATGCATCACGAATGGAGAGCTTCTCACCACCAGCGGCAACCAAGCGACCAAGGGCCTCGACGTCAACGGTAGCATCCTTGAGGGATACAAGGAGGGTTTTCTTGTCTTTGGCAGTCCCAATCTTGGCACCAACAAAGATGGCAGCAGTAATAGAGCGGACAGCACGTGAGCCATGCGCATCGCCCTTCTTATTCAATCGGGCAATGGCACTAGCAAGGACACCGCCTTGCTCTGACTTCACTACTGATTGAATGAGAGCAATCAAGTGGGCAGTAGCAGCAACACCGCTACCCATTGCAGTTACGAAGTTGTTCTCGATTACTTTGATGTCGTTTACGATTGCTGTATTTGTCATGGGGTTTTCCTTTTCCATTTCACTAGCAACGCACCCACAACGGATGCGCTCTTATATAAAATGGATTCCCTTTCGCTTTTTCTACCTCGTGACCAAACCCTACTTAAAGGAGAAATACGCGAGTCCGATACTTGCAATCGGGAACCTATCCACCTCCTTCACTCGTTAAGTAGCGAACCATAGTTGCTACCGAATTACTCGATGGATAACCGCTAGAAACCAGACCCACGTTGCTTACCCGTCCTATCGGGGTATCGGCTTCACGTGGACCTACTAGTCGGGGGATTTAACTTTGATCCTAGGGGTTCCCGTCCCCGCTTCGGCTGGCTGGATTGTCTGTCCGTCTTGCCGATGAGTTAAATCTAGATTGAGTGACCGAGATAAACAACAACTAATTTGAGATTAAATAAACTTTCTTATAACCTATTGAAAACAAACGATAAAAGTCGTGATCGAACTGTAACAATTGGCTAACCTATTGAAAACAAACGATAAACCCAGATAAGCCTTCTAATATGTGATTAGATTACGCGTGCATGATGCGCGTATAGTATTACTACGCGTATGCGCGTATGCGCGTTTATGCAAAGCTCTGAGAACGTGAACAGAGCAAGAACATAGGTTTTAGTGGGTCAAGGTAAGGGAAATAGCAAGGTTGCGCTGTATGGGGCTAAAATCGGGGTCTACGTCGTGTTTACGTTATGTTCCTATTGCATGTTCTCGTTCCGTTCTTCCCAGTCGCATTCAGGTTGTATGGGTATGGGTATTGCAACTAGAAGGCGAGTTGTATCGTTTAAGGCGAGTGGCGTTAGGGGTCGTGCAACTAGCAGTTGAGGGGTATCGTATAGGTTGTCTAGGGGTATACAAAAACAACCTTACCGCGAGTTACCCTACGAAAACCGTATGTAATACCCCGTTACATTGTTAATGGTTGTTACATTAGGGGTATGTCAGCAGTCCTTACCTATTGTATGTCAGCAAGGTTGACCTATTGTAACGATATGTTATACTATAGCATCGAGGGGGGGTAGAGGGGCCACGGGGGGTCCAGGGGTACATATACACCCAGGATGACAGCGGGGGGTAAATACCGTTCTGTTAACCACTTTAGGTTATACCGAGGGTATTCTGGCCTATGTTCTGGTCCTGCTAGTATACTAGGTGTAATAAGTGGTGCAACAATGACACACTCTCAGGATATCTGAGGGGTAGACAGGGGGTGACATACGATTAGGGGTTGACATCTTTTAGCACTTATGGTATAATATACTTAGAGTAGAGAGTAGAGGTTATAATCTATTATTGATTATTAGATATTAACTACTTAGAGTGTAACTTAAAGTATACTATAAGTATGTAATACCTATTAATAATAACAATAGATGATAAGTACTTAAAGTAATACTTATAGTACACTTAAAGTACCGCTTGAGGGTTGACCTCGCGGCTTAGAGTTCCATCTAACCTCTCGGTTGTCATCCCTCTATGTCATACCCTTCTCCAAGAAGGTAACTTTTTGGGGACCCTCCCCTCCTTTTAGCTTGACTTACACAGACCCCTATGTTATAACTGGAGGGGTCCATCAAGCTTACTCCTAATCATAAGAGACCAAGCTCATGAGAACCAATGAAACATACCTAGACGGAGATGATGTCTTAGCTGACTTTTTCAATGCTCTAGCAGATGACAATATACAAGCTCTACGTTCTATCCACATCCCTCGTTCTGATGTCTTCTACGTAAGGCAGAAGTACTTCCAGGATACAGGGAGTTGGATCTCCTTAGACCGAATGGAACGAGCAATGTACTTAGAGAGGCACCTACACGCACACGATGTGAAGGACCCTCACAGGAAGCGAGACTGGGAATGACTAAGGAAGAGATGAGTATGGAACAGATCATAGCGATGCTGAAGAAGATCCTTGAGTCTCTTTCTAGTAAGACTAGTCAGGTCATTGACTTGGGTCCACCTAAAGGTGAAGACAAGTTCTATCCTGTAGACCAGTTGTTCTTAGGTGATGTGGAGTTGATTAAGGTATCTGAAGGTATACGACTAGAGGCCTACCTTCCTACTCCTAACGACGTATGGACCATTGGGTACGGTCACACCAAGACAGCTAAGCCAGGTATGCGTATTACACTCGCTGGTGCTGAAGCACTCCTCAAGCACGATCTAGCTTGGGTTGAGGCAGCACTCAAGAAGTACGTTAAGGTACCCCTCACACAGAATCAATATGATGCCCTTGCCTCCTTCGTTTATAACTTAGGTGAGACTAACTTCAAGAACTCGACACTCTTGAAGATGTTGAACAAGGGTGACTACCAAGGAGCAGCTGACCAGTTGCCTCGTTGGGATAAGCAAAAGGGTAAGACTCTCAAAGGTCTTACTATCAGACGTAACCATGAACGAGATCTGTTCCTGACGTAGGTTACTTAATTATCGACAGCAGGGAGAGATGCATGTCAGGGGATCATTTAAAAGATGATATTGAACAGATCAGAGCAGAGCAACATCGACTCGCCGATGACCAACGTAAGATGAAAGACGATATTGTAGAGCTTAAGACTAACTACGTTCACACGAGCGTAGCTTTGACTAAGATCACTGAGAAGCTCGACAATAACTCTAAGCTAGTCTTAACTACTCTTGTATCTGTCGTAGTCAGTGTAGGGCTCTACCTACTCAAAGGAAGTGTATAAATGACTGATATGTTCAAAGGCTGGAAGACAGTCACATTCAACGTACTAGCTGCTGTTGTACCTATCCTTGAACTCACAGAGATGAAGGGTATCGTACCAGAAGAGTATCTACCATTCTACGTCTTAGCTGTAGCTATGGGTAACGTGTACCTCCGTTCTGTTACAACTACCCCAATGGGTAAGAAGTAGTAGTAGTGCTAGGGTTCCTCATCTCCTTAGTTAATCCCTTGTCTAAGATAGCTGACAACTTGATTGAGGCCAGGACTCTACGGTTAGATGCTAAGACAGAACAAGAACGTATAGAAGCTGATGTGCTGATCCTACAGTTGGAAGCACGACAGTCTGTACTGATAGCTGAGCAAGGGTCTTGGATGACTCGTATGATTCGTCCTCTCTTTGCTTTACCATTCATCATCTATAACTTCAAGGTCATTGTCTATGACAAGGTCTTAGGTTTAGGTATCACCGATGATCTCTCTGCCTCCTACTGGCAGCTACAGATGGTCATCTTCGGAGCTTACTTCTTGACCCGTGGGTTTGAGAAGAGAAAAGGATAATAAGACTATGGGTTGCTGGATTAACAAAGACGAACCTTGTAACAAGTGCTTTGGCTGCTGGAACATGGACCCAGCTTCTATTTCTACACGGCATAAGTTGTACAACACAACCGTCATTATGTCTATCTGCATCTTCGGATAAGAGTGATGCCTAAAGTACTTGATAAGCTTGTCTCTAAGTTGAAGGCGAAGGGTGTCCCGCAGGACAAGGCCTACGCTGTAGCTACGAGCCAACTTCAGAAGTCTGGTAAGTTGAAGAAGGGCACTGCAAAGCTCGCAACTAAAGCCATTAAGGTCAAGGCTACTAAACCGAAGAAGAGGACTAAGTAATGGCTGCTAAGAAAGACCCACGTCTAGAGCGAGCAGGTGTATCTGGCTTCAACAAACCTAAGCGTACCCCTGGTCACCCTAAGAAGTCACACGTTGTAGTAGCCAAAGAAGGTGATACAATCAAGACCATTCGCTTTGGTGAGCAAGGTGCTTCTACTGCTGGTGCTCCTAAGGCTGGTGAGTCTGATGCTATGAAGAAGAAACGTGCTAGCTTCAAGGCTCGGCACGGTAAGAACATCAAGAAGGGTAAGCTTAGTGCTGCCTACTGGGCTGACAAAGCGAAGTGGTGAGATCTAATGCCAAGTTCTAAGAATTATAAAAGAGACTATCAGCGTGAGCGTGAGCTCCAGTCTACTCCTTCTGAACTAGCTAAGAATGCTGCACGTAAGCGTGCTCGTCGTCTGCTAGAGAAGGAGGGGAAGGTTAAGAAGCATGATGGTAAAGACGTAGACCACAACAACCGTAACCCACTAGACAACGGTAGGAGTAACCTAAAGGTTAAACCTAAGTCAGCTAACCGTAGCTTCTCTCGTAAAGTTAACGCTAAGAAGTATGCCAAGAACATTGGCGCATCTAACCCACCTACACAGAGGAAGAAATGAAAATGGCTGACGATAAGAAGAAGAGTGCACCTAAAAAGAAGGAACTTGCAACTCGCAGCAGTGGCACCCCAGGTTCTCAGCAGTATATGTCTCCAAAGGCTAGATCCATTGCAGCAAGACATTCCGCTGGAGAGATAACAACCGAAGAGGCGGTAGACCTCCTTGGTGGTAAAGGTAAATCTAAAGAGGTTAAGGACCGCCTTGCACGTGCTTTGGGTAACCAGCTCGCTGAAATCTCTATTGCAGACATCTACCAAGAGACTGGAACATCCAAGTCCACAAAGACCCAGACCCGTAAGCCTGGGTTCGCTAAGGGCGGTATGGTCAAGAAGGCTAACTGTGGTGCTTCCATGAAGCCTACACAAAGGAAGAAGTAATATGATCTTTAAGAAGTATGAAAAAGAGTTGAACAAAGCAGGTTACTTTATCTCGACTGACCAGATTGTGAACAGCCGTGGTGACGTTGCAGGACAGATGGACCCTTACGGTTCCTTCCTCTCAAGCGATGATGACCTTATGGTTCTTATCTGTAAGGCAGCTCAGGCGGAATCTCAAGAAGTTAAAGCTACTAAAGAAACAGTTAAAGAACCTGTTAAAAAGAGTAAGCTTGAAGAGCCACAGGAGTCTCCTAAGGCACCCTCCCAACTTGTAGTTAAAGACTAACAAATGCCAAATCAAGAATACACTACTTTTGTTGAAGGTGTTTCAATCGTAAGCACGACGACTGGGGCTGGGTCAGACCTTATTTACACTGTACCTAACAACCACGATGCAGAGGTTTCTTTTCTTACGATAACGCACGGAACTGGGACTGATAGTATAAATATACTTATGTATCACTCAGATGATGATACTTACCATTACTTGCTTAGGGATTACAAGATTCAAGCAAACGGTGTACACTCTGTGATTACTCAGGCACGTTTGTATCTTCATCAAGGTGATAAGATTCTAGCATACAAAGTTGGAGGTGTTTTTGATGTATCTATCTCCGGTAAACTTTTCTACAACCCAGTGAGGAATATCTAATGGCTAAACGTGAACTAACAGACAAGCAGCAGATGTTCCTTGATGTCCTCTTTGAGGAAGCTGAGGGTGACCCACTGACCGCTAAGAAGCTAGCTGGTTACTCAGACAACGTACCTACTTCTTCTGTCACAGCCTCTCTCGTAGATGAGATCGCGGAGCTTACCCGTAAGTTCATTGCACAGAGTTCTACTAAAGCAGCCTACACCATGTTTAAGGTGATGGGTGCTAAAGACATGCTCGGTGCTAAAGAGCGTATGGCTGCTGCTAAGGACTTGATGGACCGTGCTGGTTTCGTTAAGACTGAGAAGGTAGAAGTAACTACTTCTGAGCCAGTATTCATTCTCCCAGCTAAAAGGTCTTCTAAAGACGAAGACTAATGCTTGACAAACAAGAACACATATGGTATAAGTATGGCTAGAAAACAAGCTCCATCAATGAACAACATCATAACTAACCAAGCTTGGAAGATACCAAAGCGAGGTGAAGATGGTGAATGGTTCCCTATCGTACGCGTAGGTAGATACATCCCTTTCGGGTACGAGCAAGATCCTGAGGATGAGAATGTCCTCCAACCTATCCCATTAGAATTAGAGATGCTAGAACAAGCTAAGAAGTACTTAGCGGAGTATAGTCTTCGTATGGTAGCCCGTTGGCTAACAGAGGAGTCAGGACGATACATCTCTCATGTAGGACTTAACAAACGTGTCAGCATCGAATCAAAACGGCGGAACGCGGCCCAATCCTATCGAGTCTATGAAAGGCGTTACAAAGAAGCCTCGGAAGCGGCCCGCAAGCTCGAAGAAGACCGTCTCGGTGGAAGACGTACAAGAAACCTTGACACCGATACAGGCGAAGGCTCCAGCGACAGCTAGACCCGAACCTATCGATATCAAGAAGGCTCAAGAGATTATCTTTGAAGCTAACCCAGGCCCACAGGAAGACTTCCTAGCGTCCTGTGAGCAAGAGGTTCTCTACGGTGGTGCAGCTGGTGGTGGTAAGTCCTACGCGATGGTAGCTGACCCAGTACGATTCTTTAACAACCCTCACTCCCGCGGACTCCTAGTCCGTCGTAGTACAGAGGAACTCCGTGAACTTATCTCAGTATCTAAACAACTTTACCCTAGGGCTATCCCAGGTATCAAGTTCATGGAACGAGATAAGACTTGGGTAGCCCCTAGTGGTGCTACTCTCTGGATGTCCTACCTAGACCGAGACGATGACGTTATGCGTTACCAAGGTCAAGCCTTCAACTGGATTGGTCTCGACGAGATGACTCAGTGGCCTACGCCTTATGCTTGGAACTACATGCGCTCTCGTCTACGTACAACTAAGGCCTCAGGTCTTCCCTTGTACATGCGGGCTACAACAAACCCTGGGGGTCCTGGGCACTTCTGGGTTAAGAAGATGTTCATTGACCCTGCTCCAGCCAATACGTCCTTCTGGGCTACAGACGAACACGGTGAAACTATCCGATGGCCCAAGGGTCACACGAACGAGGGTCAACCCTTGTTTAAGCGTAGGTTCATCCCAGCTAACCTGTTCAACAACCCGTACTTGTCAGAAGATGGTATGTACGAAGCTAACCTTCTCTCTATGCCTGAGCATCAGCGGAGACAGTTGCTAGACGGTGATTGGAGTATCTCAGAAGGAGCTGCCTTCTCAGAGTTCAACCCTAAGGTGCACGTAGTCGCTCCATTCGATATCCCTAGTGATTGGGCTAAGTTCAGAGCGTGTGACTACGGATACGGTTCGATGACAGCAGTACTCTGGTTTGCTGTGTCACCCTCTGAACAGATCGTGATCTATCGTGAGCTCTACTGCAGCAAGGTTACAGCACAAGACTTAGCTGGTATGATCCTAGAGGCTGAACGTGGTGAGAAGATACGGTACGGTGTACTAGACAGCTCACTGTGGCACAACCGAGGCGACACTGGTCCTTCACTCGCTGAGCAGATGATTAACAAAGGTTGCCGTTGGCGACCATCAGATCGATCCCGTGGCTCTCGTATTGCTGGTAAGAACGAAGTACACCGCAGACTACAGATAGATGACTTCACAGAAGAACCTCGTATCATATTCTTTAACACTTGTCGTAACATTATCTCGGAGCTACCGTCTCTCCCTCTCGACAAGAACAACCTAGACGATGTAGATACTAAGAGTCCTATTGACCACGGCTACGACGCCCTACGCTACGGACTCATGACACGCCCTCGTAGCAGTCTCTTCGACTACGACCCCAACTCACAGAGATCAGGCTTCCAAGCTGCTGACTCGACATTCGGTTACTGATAAGGAATTACAATGGATACGTTCGAAGACGACAAGTCATCCACTGAGTACAACATGGAAGAGTCAGAATCTTCTTTTATTGATGATATGAGTGAAGATGAGACAACCGATTCACCTGTTGGTACAGTCGTCAGCTTCGTTACGGAGCGCTTCAGGAAGGCTGAGACAGCCCGTTACCAAGACGAGCAACGCTGGGTACGCTCCTATCGCAACTATCGGGGCCTGTACGGTCCTGATGTTCGCTTTACATCTACTGAGAAGTCCCGTATCTTTGTTAAAGTTACTAAGACTAAGGTTCTAGCAGCCTACGGGCAGCTTGTTGAGGTCCTTTTCGGCAATAACAAGTTCCCAATCTCTATTGATCCTACCTCTTTGCCTGAAGGCATTGCAGAATCAGTGCACTTTGAGTCCAATCCTGAGATGCAGAAGGCTAAAAAAGAGGGTTCTGCCCAAGCTAAGCCTGAAATCTCCCCAGAAGACGCTAAACTACGTCCAGGAGAGACCCTCATGGACCTCCAGGAGCGTCTTGGAGGCATGAAGAGCAAGCTAGAGCCCGTTGCTGACCTTCTTAAGGAGGGTGAAGGCCGTACAGCCACTGAAGTTACCTTCCATCCAGCTATGTACGCTGCTAAGAAGATGGAAAAGAAGATTCATGACCAGCTGGAGGAGTCTAACGCCTCTAAGAAGCTACGTACAGCAGCATTTGAGTGTGCTTTGTTCGGTACAGGTATCATGAAGGGCCCTTTTGCTGTAGATAAAGAGTATCCGCACTGGGATGACGAGGGTAACTACAAGCCTCGCATCAAAACTATCCCATCGTGTGATTCTGTGTCCGTATGGAACTTCTATCCAGACCCAGACGCTAACAACATGGACGAAGCTGAGTACGTAGTCGAGCGTCACAAGATGTCTCGATCACAGATGCGTGCTCTTAAGCGCCGTCCTTTCTTCCGTAACAACTCTATCGACCTCGCTTTGACATACGGTGAGTCCTACACTAAAGAGTGGTGGGAACAGGCTATGGAAGACGACTCACAGGAGACTCAGACAGAGCGTTACGAAGTTCTGGAGTTCTGGGGCTTTGTAGATCGTGAGATCCTTGAGGATCATGACGTAGACATCCCTCGTGAACTACGTAAGGCTGACCAGCTTAACGTAAACATCTGGGTATGTAACGGTCAAGTCCTTCGTTTGGTTATGAACCCATTTAACCCACAGATCATTCCGTACTACGCAGTACCATACGAAGTAAACCCTTACTCCTTCTTCGGTGTAGGACTCGCTGAGAACATGGACGATACACAGACACTCATGAACGGCTTCATGCGTATGGCTGTTGACAATGCTGCACTCTCAGGTAACCTTATCCTTGAGGTAGACGAGAACAACCTAGTTCCTGGTCAAGACCTAGAGATTTACCCTGGCAAGGTCTTCCGCCGTAGTGGTGGTGCCCCAGGTCAAGCTATCTTCGGTACATCCTTCCCTAACGTGTCTAACGAGAACATGCAGATGTTTGATAAGGCTCGTGTACTAGCTGATGAGTCTACTGGTCTACCTAGCTTCTCGCATGGTCAGACTGGTGTATCAGGTGTCGGTCGCACTGCCTCAGGCATCTCTATGCTCATGTCAGCTGCTAACGGTTCTATCCGTACAGTTATCAAGAACGTAGATGATTACTTGCTTGGGCCTATCGGTAAAGCCTTCTTCTCATTCAACATGCAGTTCGATCATGACCCAGAGATCAAGGGTGACCTAGAAGTCAAAGCTCGTGGTACATCTTCTCTTATGGCTAACGAAGTACGTAGTCAACGTCTTCTTCAGTTCTTGCAGGTTGTACAGAACCCAGCCTTGGCTCCATTTGCTAAGATGGACTTCATCATCCGTGAGATCGCTGAGTCTATGGACCTCGACCCAGACAAGGTAGCTAACTCTATTGGTGAAGCTGCTGTACAGGCTGAGATCCTCAAGAAGTTCCAAGAGCAGAACCCTCCTCCTCCTGCTGCTCCTGCTGCTGATCCTAACGCTGCCCCAGCTGCACCTACTGGTGGAGCACAGGCTGGGGGTATGGGTACAGGCTCTGCTCCAGTCCCAGGAGAACAAGGATTCTCAGGTAACACAGGCGGTGGTATGCCACCTGAAGGGCTCTGAGAGCCACAGAGAGGGCTCCTAGAGGGCCTTCTCGCTCAAAGGTAGGCTAGGGTAGCCAAAAGGTACACAGAGGCCTCTCAGCCTCCTTAGAGAGAAGTACAATGCAAATCAAAAGACTAGTAAATGATAAGATACTCTGGGACTCCTTCTTAGAAGAAGTAGATACACGTATCGTCTTTGCTCAAAAACAACTAGAGCAGCGGATTGAACCTGCTGAACTACACCGCATACAAGGTGAAATCAAAGCATTACGTAGCCTTAAACAGCTGCGTGATAAAGTTAATGGCGCTAGAACGGAGATGATCTAGATGGATAAGATGTATAAAGAAGGTGGCCTAGCCACAGACGGTATGGACATTGATCCTATCTCAGGTAATGAGATCCCTACTGGGTCCAATGCTGCAGACGTACGGGATGACGTAGATGCTAAGCTATCTGAAGGTGAGTACGTAGTACCTGCTGACGTAGTAAAGTACTTCGGTGTCTCCTACTTTGAGAAGCTCCGTAACAAGGCTAAAGAAGGTCTTGAAGAGATGCAAGAAGATGGTCGTGTAGGTGGTGATCCTGTTGAAGAGGACATGGAAGAGATGGAAGAAGAGTACACCCTCGGTGGTGACTTGGCTTCTCTTGATGGTTACGCAACTGGTGGCCTCGTAGAGGGCATGGACGTAGACGGTATCATCGATCGAGTCAAAGCTGCTGCAGCGCAGGACCCATCTATCACTAACATGCTTAAGGCTAAAGGTATCTTTGTACAAGAGCCACAACCACAGGGTACAATGCAACAGGCAGCTATGGCTGGTGGTGCTGTTCCAACTCAAGCTGCACCTCCAGCTATTGAAGGCCAAGACATGCCAACAGCCTTTGCTGAAGGTGGTATGGTCTACGGAGAAGGTGAGTACAATCCAGCTAACTACAAGAGTGGGTACAACCCTTACGACCACACACCTGGCTTCTCTATCGAGTCTGGTGTAACTGGTCAAGCTCCTGGTACAGAAACAGCTGCTGTAGCACCACAGTGCCCTCCTGGTTACCGCTGGGACGCAGTCACAAGTGCTTGTGTGCCTGTTTCTAACTACGGTGGTTTAGGTGGTGGTGGTGGTGCCCCTACCCAAGGACGGTCTGATCGGTCTCCTGCCCCTGAGTATGCTGGTAACCCTAACGCTTGGATGGATAAGTACGACTACAAAGACCCAGAGAATCTGTTCAATCAGTCTATGGAGAAACTAGGTGTTCGTAAGGAAGGCGCTGCTGAAGAAGAAGAGCAGAGCTGGCTTGGGTCACTTGGTGATGCAGCCAAAGGTCTACTCAGCGGTGGCCTAGCTGGTGGTCTTATCGGTAAGTTCACAGCTACACGCAATGCTGCTGAGACAATGGCTAATGCTGACGCACTCGAAGCTATGGGCCGTAAAGACTTGGCAGATCAGCTTAGAGCCCAGAATGGAACCTATGTAAAGGACTCAGGTATTAGTCTTGTTCCTGAGTTTATGCGTGACGGGGATCAACTATACGGTGCAGTTAAGAAAGAGTACGGAGCTGACTGGAGTACTGACCCTACTCAACGTGCTGCTGCTCCATCTTCTTCCTCTAAAACTGGCTTAGCAAGTAGACCTGCCTCTAGTTCTAGTTCTAACTCTAAGTCTAGTTCGTCTGATGGCGGTAAGAATGATGCAGCGGACCGTGCACGAGCTAATGCAGCTACAAACAAAGCAGCTACACAACAGAAGGCCAACCAAGTAAGTACTCCAACTTCTGCGTCTAAAGCGAAGAGTATGAACGCAGCCCGTAATGCTGGGGTTAGCGCTAAGACAGCTTCGAAGCTTTCTGGTAGTCAGATGAAAGCAGGAACAGAGGTAGGTTCGGGTTCGGGTGGAGGCACTCGGGTAGGGCCGCAGAATAGGGGCGGTCTTATCCAGCCTCGCAAGAAGAAGAAGTAATACAACTCCTACAATAAATAATAAGGCTACTCAGCATAACGCTGGCCCCAACACAAAGGAAATACAATGTCTATCAACACAATGGCAACTAACGCAACCCCTGATACAGCTAGTTTCTCAGGACGTGGTTCCAACTACTCAGCTAAGCAAGCTCGCCTAGACAAGGATGAGAAGGAACTGGAAGAGTTGATGAAGGGTCGTACTAACGTATCTAAAGACACGGAAGAGGTCGATGATACTGAGGAGGAAGAGGACGTAGTCGAAGCTGAGCCTCAAGTAGAAGAGGATGAAGAAGACGACTCCAAGCTAAGCCGTGAGGAGAAGTCCTTCAAGAAGCGGTACGGTGATCTTCGTCGTCATATGGCTGAGAAGGAGAAGGAGTGGAAAGAGAAGCTTGACGTAGCCTCTACTGTTCAATCCGATTCTATCCGTGCCCCTAAGTCAGACGAAGACATCGAGGCTTGGGCCCGTAAGTACCCTGACGTAGCTGCCATTGTGGAGACCATCGCTGACAAGAAGGCCTCTGAGCGCTTTGCTGCAGCTGAGGGACGCTTCAAGGAGCTCGACGAGGCTAAGTATGAGGCTACTCGTACTAAGGCTGAGACAAACATCCGTAAGGCACATGCTGACTTCGATGAGCTACGTGAGGCTGATAAGTTCCATGACTGGGTTGAAGAGCAACCTAAGTGGGTACGTGATGCTCTCTATGAGAACTCAGACGATGCTGACAGTGTTATCCGTGTACTTGACCTCTACAAAGTAGACAATGGTCTTACACCTTCAGATAAGAAGGCTCGTGCTAAGGATGCAGCTAAGACTGTATCTAAGGGAAGCCGTACATCTGTTGACTCTAACGACTCAGGTTCAACCATCAAGGAATCTGATGTAGCTAAGATGTCAGATAAACAATTCGAGGATCGCTATGATGCTATCCAAGAAGCAATGGCTTCAGGTAAGTTCGTTTACGACGTATCTGGTAAAGCTCGCTAATACCTCTATACTCGATATTAAGCCTTGACAGCAGGTATCGAGTATGGTATAACTTTAGAGGTCTAATAGCCCCTTTCAGTAGGATACCTGTTAGACCCCTACAGTAGACCCCTTTGGGTCCATTACTGAACGCTAATAATCAACACAAAGACCTACCTAATTAAGTATAGGCCCGATCTACTCTAGCTGGCAAGCGAAGGTAGGTTGCACCCTAGAAACGATTAGCCTCTTAGAATGATTGTTTAGGTTCGCTTAACTGAGACACACCCTTCCCTTTAATCAATACTATACGTGTGTCTTGTCTTATCAAGCCAAACATCTTTGGAGGATATTCAAATGGCTTTTCAATCTGCAGCCGGTCACGGCAACCTGCCTAACGGCAACTTCTCTTCGGTTATCTACTCTAAGAAAGTACAACTTGCTTTCCGTAAGAAATCGATCTGCAACGACATCACTAACTCCGACTACTTCGGTGAGATCGCTTCCCAAGGCGATACTGTTAAGATCATCAAAGAGCCTGAAATCTCTGTATCCAGCTATGCTCGTGGTACACAGATCGCTGCTCAAGATCTTGATGACGAAGACTTCTCCCTGACAATCGACAAAGCTAACTACTTCGCTTTCAAGATCGACGACATTGAAGAGGCTCACAGCCACGTTAACTTCATGGACCTTGCAACCAACCGTGCGGCTTACCGCTTGGCTGACCAGCTTGACCAAGAAGTTCTGGGTTACCTCTCAGGTTACAAGCAGTCTGCTTTGCACACAGCTGGTGACACTGTTAACGATCAGGTAAACGGTACTGTTGCTGTTTCGACTGCTGGTACAGACGAATTGCTGACTTCCATGAAGCTCATCAAGGGTTCTTTCGGTAACATCACAACTGGCTCCGCTGGCGATCACTCGATCCCTGTTGCTGCTCGTTTGCCTGGTGCGACTGCTCTGCCAACAGCTTACGCTTCTCCTGTCATGCTTATCAACCGTATGGGTCGTTTGCTCGACCAGCAGAACGTTGACAAAGATGGCCGTTGGTTGGTAATCGATCCAGTCATGCTGGAAGTCCTGATGGACGAAGACTCCCGCTTCTTGAACGCTGACTTCGGCGATTCTGGTGGTCTCCGTAACGGTCTGGTTATGAACAAGTGGAACGGCTTCCGCGTGTATGTATCCAACAACCTTCCACAGGTCGGCGGTGGTGCTGCCACTACTGGTACTGATAACCAGAACACTGACTATGGTGTTATCGTTGGTGGCCATGACTCCGCTGTAGCTTCTGCTGAGCAGATCAACAAGACTGAGACTTACCGTGACCCTGACAGCTTTGCTGACATCGTTCGTGGTATGCACCTCTACGGTCGTAAGATCCTTCGTCCAGAAGCTCTGGTAACTGCAAAGTACAACCTTGCATAAGTGAGCAGGTACCCTGGGAAACTGGGGTACCTATTCCTCTTAGTCATATATCTTGAAAGGATTCTTAAATGGCTCTCTCAACTTCCCTTACGTCTAAGGCCTACATGGTCGAAAAGACGGTTAACCTTGGTACCGCTTCCGGTACTGTTGTAGGCCCAGCCGTTGGCGCTGGTACTCTTGTTCTTGCTGCTGGTGTAGAAGTCATCACAGCAGTAGAAGATATCACTACATTCACTGTTGCTGTATCTGATGCTACAACTACCTTCATGGCTGCTACTAGCGTTGACGCTGCAGCTGCTGGTACAATGGTATTCGGTACACAGACACTCGGTATCTCTGCTGACGCAGACACTATCGACGCTGTAACAGTTATCGATGGTGTAACTACAGGTGCTACTGCACGTGTATGGGCTATCGTAGTAGACGTAAACGAGGCAACTCGTGACGCTGCTGAAGTAGTACGCGACGTACTCGCATAAGACTAACTAGGGGCCCCTTCGGGGGCCGCTAACCCTGTAAAGACTTTATAGACAAGGTAAGAAATGGCTTATACATACCTCGACATTACTAATGAAGTATTAGCTCGTATGAACGAGGTCACACTTACTTCCTCTAGCTTCAACACAGCTCGTGGATTCCAGATCCAGTGTAAGAATGCTGTGAATGATTCTATTAACTTCATTAACCACCGTGAATTCAACTGGCCCTTCAACCACGCTTCAAAGACTGAGGTTCTGGTAGCTGGTACAACACGTTATGCCATCCCGACTACAGCTAAGACCGTTGACTATGATACCTTCCGTTTGGTTAAGGATTCTAGTCTTGGCACTGCAGGGGGTGGCCTTGGTCGTTTAGACTACAAAGAATACATTGATAAGTACATCGATCAAGAAGATGATGCTACTCTACAAGGCGGTGAACCTCGTTGGGTTGTACGTACTCCAGATAACAACTATCTCCTGTACCCTTACCCAGATAAGGCTTACTCGCTTAAGTATGAGTACTACGACCAACCTACAGCCCTCTCAGCTGCTGCTGATGTCCCAGGTGTACCTGAGGCTTATCGTCAGGTAGTAACAGACGGTGCTACAGCGTATGCGTACCAGTACCGTGGGGAGCTAGATCATTACAACGCTAACTGGGCTCGCTTCCAAGAGGGCATCTCAGACATCCGTAGTATCTTGACTAACCGCTATCCTTACGTACGTTCAACTGTAATTGAAAGGTCTGGTACAACACCGGTCTTTCCTTCTGTACTTTAATAGGGGTTAAGTAGCATGGCAGACACAAGTGGCCTGAGCCCCTTTATCTTTCCTCTACAAGGTGGTCTTGTTCTAAACAAGTCTAACTTCTCTGTACAACCAGGGATGGCCCTTGAGCTAGAGAACTTCGAACCAGACACAGCTGGTGGGTACCGTCGTATCAATGGTCACGAGAAGTGGGCATCTGAGGTCGTACCCTTTACTACAGCTCCTACTGAGCCAGTACTGATGTCAGCCTTCTACCAAGGTGAAGTCATTGCTGCCCGTGGTACAGCTATCTACCGTTCTACTGATTCAATCAATGAACTTAGTGGTGCACTATCAGATGTAGCTACCACAGTTACTGTAGCAAGCACAACTGGATTCACTGTTACAGGTACTATTATTATTGGTTCTGAGCAGATCACGTACACAGGCTTAACTACAACTACCTTCACTGGCTGTACACGAGGTGCTAACGGTACTACAGCAGTAGCTCACTTAGACGCTGCAGCAGTATACCAGACTTGGACTGTTGTGGACTCTGGCCGTACAGGGGCTATGAAGTACACCTTCCGTCGTATCAACTTCAACGGTACTGAGCTGCTTGCCTTTGCTGACGGAGCTAACAACGCTTCTTACTGGGATGGTACTTCTGTTACTGATGTAAACGGAACTAATGCTCCAGCTGATCCTCACTATATCTCAGTGTTCAAGAATACTGGTTTCTATGCAGGAATGTCATCTAACCCACAAGAGATTATCTACACAGCTCCTCTTACCTTAGATGACTTCTCAGTAGCTAACGGTGCTGGTAGCTTTGTAGTTGACTCAGCTGTAACAGGTATGATTGTATTCCGTGATAGCTTGTACATCTTCTCAGCTAACCGTATATACAAGCTTACAGGTTCTTCACAAGCTGACTTCACACTGCAGCCTATTACTCGTGAGATTGGTTGCCGTAACGGCTGGACTATCAAGGAGTTTGCGGGTGATGTTGTATTCCTTGGTCCAGACGGTCTACGTACTATTGCTGGTACAGACAAGATTGGTGACGTTGAGTTAGGTACAATCTCTAAGCCAATCCAAGAGGTATTCCAAGATAGGAGTGACGTAGATGAGTTTGATGCTTTAGTTATCCCTAACAAGACTCAGTACCGTATCTTCTTTAGCTCCACGGACGTTGACACCAGTACCACTCAAGGTGTTATCTGTACTCGCACAGAGCAGTCCTACGAGTTCGCTACAACAAAGGCCATTAAGCCTTACTGCAGTGATACGGAGGAGTACCAGGGTGAGTACTACGTGATTATGGGTGACTTCCACGGCTACGTCTACCGTGCTGAGCAAGGTAATACGTTTGATGGTACAACTATCATTGGTCGCTACCGTAGCCCTGACATCACAGCTGGTGACCCAGGTATCCGTAAAGCATTCCAGCGTGTAATCATTAACTACGCTCCAGAGGGTGCTATCAACACTGACCTATTCCTTCGTTACGACTACGAGTCAGCTAACTCACCACGACCTGCAGCCTATCCTTTCGACTCTACCAAGGTTGTAGCTTTGTATGGCACTAGTGTTTACGGAGTGGCAACCTACGGTGGTCAGACAGACCCTCTCGTCAGACAGCCAGTTGAAGGTTCAGGCTTCTCAGTAGCGCTACGTGTTATTGACTCAGGCGTATCGATCCCTTACTCGCTCAAGGGTTTCCAATTAGAATTCACTACAGCGGCTAGACGCTAAAGGAGAGATTAGATGGCAGGTTACATACGCCAGAGTACATACACAGACGGTGACGTTATCCAGTCGTCTGACTCTAACAACGAGTTTGATGCTCTTTTAGACTCATTCAACAACTCTACTGGTCATGCTCATGACGGTACTACAGCTGAAGGTCCAGTCATCGGTTTGATTGGTGATGCTGGGGTAACTATCCCACTCAACAAGCTAGCAGTAGATACACTCAACGATCGTCTCAGCTTCTACATTGATGTAGCATCTGCTTCTGTTGAACAGCTTCGTATTGAAGATGGTATAGCTTACCCAGTTACTAACAACGATATTGACTTAGGTACTTCAGTCTTCATGTTCAAGGACGGCTACTTTGCTGGTACCCTTGAGTCCGTTAACCTTCAAGTAACTAACATCAAAGCTAACGATGGTACAGCAGTCGGTTCTATCGCAGATGCAACAGGTGTCTTCACTATCGCCTCTGCTGTCCTTACTACAGCGGATATTAACGGTGGTACAGTTGATAACACTGTCATCGGTGCTACAACTCCCCTGGCTGGTAGCTTCACTGCACTGAGTGCTACAGGTAACATCACTGTTGGTGGTACTGTAGACGGACGTGACGTTGCTACAGACGGCACTAAGCTAGACACTGTAGAAACTAACGCTGATGTAACTGATACTACCAATGTAACAGCTGCTGGAGCCTTGATGGACTCTGAGCTTACTAACATCGCAGCTATCAAGGCATTGAACCAAGGTGTAGCTACAACTGATAGCCCTACCTTCGTAACTATCAACGCTACAACTGTTAACGCTACTACCTTCGATATGACTAACCTTGAGGTTACTAATATCAAGGCTAAGGACGGTACAGCAGCTGCCACTATCGCTGATGTAACTGGTGTCGTTACTGTAGCCTCCTCAGTCCTTACAACTACTGATCTCAATGGAGGTACTATCGATGGTACAACTATTGGTGCTACTACTCCAGCAGCGGCAACTGTAACAACCCTTACTGCTACGAGTAACATTGTTGTTAGTGGTACCGTAGACGGACGTGACATTGCCACAGATGGCACTAAGCTAGACGGTATCGAAGCTCTAGCTGACGTGACCGATACAGCTAATGTAACAGCTGCTGGTGCGTTGATGGATAGCGAACTTACTAGTATTGCTTCTGTAAAGGCTCTAGACCAGGGTGTAGCTACCACAGATAGCCCAACCTTTGTAGGCGTCACGGCGACAATAACTGGTACTGTTTCTTCATTAGCCAACCACGACTCGGACGACCTAGCTGAGGGTGCAACTAACCTGTACTTTACAACAGCCAACGCTAATGCAGCGATAGACGCTAGGGTAGACACAGCATTTGTCAATGCTTTAAATGTCGATGCTGCTACACTAGGTGGAGACAGCAAGGCAACTATCTTAGCAACAGCAGAAGCTAGCGCTCTTGCACTATCAATTGCCTTAGGCTAATCAAACAAGGAACTAACAGATGGCTAATACATTTCTTAACTACACCTCAGCTAGTGTTGGCACCTCGCCTGTCACTACGTATACGGTAGGTGCTTCAACTACAGCAGTTGTCATTGGACTTAATATCTCTAATGTAACTGCTTCTCAGATTGCTGTAGATGTCCAGGTTGCTGGTGTCTACTTAGTGAAGGGTGTACCTATCCCAGCTAACTCAGCAGTATCAGTACTTGATGGTAAGATCATTCTAGAGACAACTAACACTGTGATCATCACAAGTAGTGCAGCTACCTCAGCTGATGTAATCGTAAGCGTACTGGAGCAAACATAAGATGGCTGGTTATATCGGAACTAAGGCGGTCAACCTCAGTACCACTGGGGCTGATATCAATGGTAGCATTGTAATTACTGGAACAGTAGACGGACGAGACGTATCTACAGACGGTACTAAGTTAGACGGTATCGAAGCTCTAGCCGACGTAACCGACACGGCCAGTGTCACTGCCGCAGGCGCACTGATGGACAGTGAGGTTACAAACCTTGCTCAAGTAAAAGCGTTTAGCTCCACCGATTACGCTACAGCCGCCCAAGGAACACTCGCAGCGAACGCCTTGCCTAAATCTGGTGGCGCTATGACGGGGGCTATCACAACTAACTCTACATTCGATGGTCGTGACGTTGCCACAGATGGCATCAAGTTAGATGGTATCGAAGCTCTAGCTGATGTAACAGATGCAACTAATGTAACAGCTGCAGGCGCACTAATGGATAGTGAGGTTACAAACCTTGCGCAGGTCAAGTCCTTTGATTCCTCAGACTATGCTACAGCGGCACAAGGCACAGCAGCCGATGCTGCCCTTCCTAAATCTGGTGGGACAATGACAGGTGATATCGTAGTTAAGGGCGTCACAGAGACGAACTTCGCACTGACAGGCACCACCCCTGCTATTGACCCCACTAACGGCACTATCCAGACGTGGACATTGGCAGGGGCTTCAACGCCTACATTCGCAGCTGGTTGGTCAGCTAATGAGGGTATCACCCTTATGATTGACGATGGTTCTGCGTCAGCTATCACCTGGCCTACGATGCAGTGGTCTGGTGGCGCTGCCCCAACACTACCAACAACAGGTTATGCTATTGTCACAATCTGGAAAGAGGGGTCTGTCTACTACGGCGTTAGTGCAGGTGATATGTCATGATTACTCTACCTAGCAGATTGCGGATGGGTACTGTCGCTGGCGGAGGGGCAGCTCTTGAAGGAAGCTTCATAGAAACTAAAGAAGATGGCAGAAGCCTTACAACCTATACTTTTTCCGTTAGTGGGTATGATGCAGGCGTTCTTGCAATTGCAATCCACGCTAAGAAATTTGGTTCTTCTGCAAACACAATATCCTCCGTCACTGTGGGGGGCAACGCCGCTACTGAGGCTGTGCAAATAAGTTCTTTTGGAAATAACACATTTGTAACTGGAGTTTATTACATATCCCTTGCAAGCAGTTTTACAGGGGACATTGTTGTGACTTTTGGCGCTAGTCAACTTCGAACAGCAATAGGCACTTTCTCTTTGCCTGCTGGGGTTTCTCCAGATTTTACAGACAGTGCTGAAGCCACAGGAGCAACCTCTTTAACGGTTGGCGATGCGTCTCAAGGACTTTATATTGTGGGTGTTTCTGTAAACGATAGTAATGGTGTATCCGTTACAAACTCTACAGAAGTCTATAACTTTCAAATGGAAAATAATGCTTATTCGCAAGCTTGGGGTGGGTTTAATAGCAGTAGTGGCAGCAAGACTTTTGATGTTACTCTGTCTGACCCCGATCAAGTCCAGTGTGCCGTAGCGGCACGTTTCGCATAAAGGAGGCCACCTAAATGCACCTGAAACTTACAAACGGCACCCCAGCAAAATACACGCTGGGACAACTGCGCCGTGACAATCCAAACACCAGCTTTCCGAAGCAAATCCCTGATGAACTGCTGGCAAGCTACGATGTGTATCCCTACACACGACCATCGTCACCTGAATACGACAGCCTTTCGCATCTCCTGACAGATGGTGCCTTTGAGCAAGTCGCTGGTGCGTGGTCATTGCCATACGTGGTCGAGCAACAGCCCCTCGAACAAGCGGAACGCAACGTCCGTTCCCGTCGTGATGACCTGATGCAAAAGACTGACTGGTGGGCTGTGGCTGATCGTGTGACTACAGATGCTGAGATAGCTTATCGTCAAGCACTGCGAGACATCCCACAACAAGCTGGCTTCCCTGACAATGTCGCTTGGCCCGTTAACCCACTGGAGGCTACACAATGAGTGGATACATAGGCGCACAGCCAGTCCCACAGGCTACACAGCACCGTGAAGCATTCACAGCTACAGCCTCTCAGACATCCTTCGCTACTGTAGGTTACACCCCTCAGTTTGTAGACGTGTACCTCAACGGCGTTAAGCTCGCTGCTGCGGACTACACAGCTACTAACGGTTCAGACATCGTGCTGACTACTGGTGCAGCTCTGGACGACATCCTTGAGTACGTTGCTTACACACCTTTCGAGGTGGCCGATCAGACGTTCACAGGGACGACTACTACAGATGTTCTAACTACTACTGGAGCCTTCACTTCACGAGGCATCGACGACAATGCTACAAGCACAGCTATTACTATTGATAGCAGTAAGAACGTGGGTATCGGTACGACTTCGCCTGACTTCCCATTTCAGCTAGTTGGTGGTGGTGCGGCAGAATATTCTACTATGGACATTTCCCACCCATCTGGTACTAGTGGATTAGGCGCTAAACTTTACATGTCTGGACTTAACGCACCGACGGTAAGAGGCACCATCATTGAAGCGCTGAAGGGCGCTAGTAACAAGCATGATCTGCTTTTCTATACCAACTCTGGTGGCGCTGAACCCACAGAACGTATGCGCATCGACTCGTCAGGCCATGCCATCATCCCTGCTGGTGTAACTCTTGGCACTGCTGCTGGTGTTTATTCAGCAGACAATACGCTGGATGATTACGAGGAGGGGACTTGGACACCTGTAGTTGAATTTGGTGGCGGTTCCGTGGGTATCGTTTACAGCAAACAAGTTGGTAAATATACGAAAGTGGGAAACGTAGTAACTATTTCTACTTCACTTTCCCTTACTAATAAGGGATCAAGCACAGGTAACGCTTATATTACAGGTCTGCCATTCACAGCTACGGCTGATCTAGCTGGCTCGCAGGGGGGCGGTGTAGCTGCTGTCTGGTCTGGGTGCAATAGTCTGCTTGGTATAACGGTTAGCACTACTGCATCTAGCTCAGAACTAAGTTTGTGGCGAATTACCTCATCCACATCGAGCTTCGTTCTTAGGTTTGATGACGCTGACGCTAGCAACGACTTTAGTGTCAACGTGACGATGCAATACTATACAGACGCATAACAACCACCCCTGTTGGATCACAGGGTAGTCAGGTGGCAACAACGCCACGATAAAACAAGGAGGCCATCATGGCACTTACAGAACGCACCATCATCGACAAATATGAGATCGTCGGTGACTTCAAGCACATCCAATGTCGTCACGCAACAATCATCGAACGTGATGGCGTAGAGATCAGCCGTAGCTTCCACCGCCACGTCATTGCACCTTCAGACGACGTGACAGGGGAGCCACAAGAGGTTCAAGCATTGGTAGCACTGATGCACACCCCAGAGATCATCGCAGCGTATGAGGCTCACGTTGTAGCTTCTCAGGAGGTATAAGCCATGAGTAAAGCAAGAGGACTAGCCGATCTAGGCAACGTCTACAACGATGGTGCTTTGAGTAATCGTAACTTGATTATCAATGGTGCAATGCAGGTGGCCCAGCGTGGGACGAGTGTGGCTGGTGTTTCAGGCTCGGGTTATTATGTCTGTGACCGCTGGCAGTACAGGAACGGCTCTGCTGGGACTGGGCAAGAAGCAACACATGAACAAAGCACGGATGCCCCATCTGGTTTTCAGAACAGCTATAAAGTTAGCTGTACAGTAGCGGACGCAACACCACTTGCCAGTGAAAACGAGTCGCTTAGTTATAAACTGGAGGGCTACGATTTATCTCAGCTTGACTACGGCACATCTTCCGCAAAGACTGTTACGCTTTCGTTCTGGGTGAAAAGCACTGTAACAGGTGCTTATGGGGTTCAGTTCTTTAACAGCTCATCTTATTCAAGTTTGAAGTCGTATAGCATAAGCAGCGCATCAACTTGGGAATACAAAACCATTCAGCTTGACGGAGATACTATCAACGCATTTCCAAGCGGCAATGTACTAGCCCTCTCAATACTATTTCATCTTGCTTGCGGTCCAGATGACATTACTTCTGAGTATGAATGGACAAGTGAGACTGGGTTCAAGAGTGTCACAGGTCAAGCAAACGTATTTGCAACTACGTCTGATACTTTCCAGATCACAGGCGTACAACTCGAAGTAGGCGATACAGCTACCCCCTTCGAGCATCGCAGCTATGGGCAGGAATTGGCTTTGTGTCAGCGGTATTACCACCGTCTTCAGGGCAACGCATCAGACCAAACGGAACTGGGCATAGGTTATGCTTTTGGCACGTCGTCTGTGGTAATAGACTATGCTTATCCCACAACGATGAGGTCGTCCCCTACGATTAGCGAAAGCGGAGTTGAATGCTTAATATCAGGGGTTTCTTTCGCAGCCGCCTCCCTTAATGCAACAGTGGACCCGTCCATACATAAGGTTGGAGTTAGTTTTGGTGCAGATGCTGGGACGCCCTTCACAACAAACCGTGTTTGTAAAGCACGACTAGCAATCGACGCTACTGCTTTCCTAGCCTTTGATGCGGAGTTATAATCATGAATGATATGAACATCACAGCAGCACAATACTTTGCTGAAGACGGCACTAACACATCCATCAAAGCCACCATCGACGGCCAAGAGATGTCAGTCCCACTAGACCCAGCTAACCGTCACTACGCAGAGATCATGCGTCAGGTCGAGGCTGGTACACTGGTTGTACTGGAAGCAGAGTAATGAAGTTTAACTTGATCCCACCAGCAATCATCAGTATCCGTAAGGACACAGGTGGTTACGGCCTAGCATGGGGGCCGTACGTTACGCTCCCTGCTGACACTACCCCACACCAGCTTCCACATGAGCTTACCCACGTCAAGCAGTGGTGGATGCTTACAGTTATCTGTGCTGCTGTACTCTATGTAGCTCAGATGTATATCGCAGCCTTACCTCTTGAGGCTATGGCACTGTCTGTAGGCGTTCACGGTGCTCTCTATGCTCTATCCAAGAAGTACCGCTTCTGGGCAGAGGTGCAAGCTTACCGTGTGTCTGTTGAGACATCACCTGAGCGAGAAGAAGACTTCGCTAAGATGCTGAATGGTTACGATACTGGACGTACCCTCGACGAGTGTAAACAAGCTTTATTGTAACTAAGTGTAAGTTTATACTTGACAAAACCCTCAGGTACATGTATAATAAGACTTAAGGTATCTGGGGGTGCATATAGGTATGTACATAGACAAGTATAAGGCAGTAGGTGATAGCCTAGAGTTACTAACTACAGGAGATACACACTCTACGTATACTCCAAGTGAAGTAATCTCCTATATACTATTACCTATTACTCATAACAGGATTAGACTATACTACGTAGATGGTAAACCTATAGGTCTAATCACTTG